TGCCATTGTTGTAGGCAATCTTGCATCATTTAAAGTTCCTGATGTAATACTAGAAGCTGCGATTGAAGACACATTAAATGTTCCATAAGCTACAATATCAATAATATCACCAGCAACTGCACCTGTTGCTAAAACAACTGATGTGCCTGATGTTACAGTTACATCCGTTCCATTAACTAATTTAGATCCATTTTTATAAATATCAATAAATCCTGCATCATAAGCTAAAGTATTTCCATTATCATCTGTACCTGTAAAAGTAGTTTGATTTGCTGAAGCTGTGTATTTAAATCTTGCAGAAGTTCCGTTTACTGTAGAACCTGCTGCTGCCCAACCACTTGATTTATAAACTTTTAATTCATTAGCTGTCGTATCAAAATTTAAATCACCAACATTAAGTGAGGTACTTGGAACACCTGCTTGAACTCTATATCTTTCGCCAAAACTATTTACTCCAGTTATATTTGCTGCTGTTGTATTAACATTAGCTATTGAACTAGCTACTGTATTTACATTAGCAATAGAACCACCAACACTTGTTACATTTGAATTGTTAGTAGCTACTGTACTAATATTTGTATTGTTACCAGCAACAGTTGTTACATTAGAAGCTATACCAGCTACTGTAGTTACATTAGAAGCTATAGCACCAACTGCATTTATATTTGATGAGTTACCTGCAACTGCATTTATATTTGAAGTATTATTAGCAACTGTAGTTATGTTTGATGATATTGAAGCTAAAGCATTAACCTCTGTAGCAATAGGAACTAATCTTACAAAAGTATAAGTATTTAATGTTGAACTTGTTTCAACTAATAAACCATAAGCAACTGTAATTGGAGAACCTATATTAGCTGGAATGCCAGTTATAGTAACTGCTGTTCCTGCTATTGTTGTAGAATTTGTAGAAACTCCTGTTCCTGTGTTGTAAGTAAAGCTAGTCATGTCTGTAATAGACACAATAGTTCCTGTACCATTATTAGGATCAGGATTAGCAATAGGAAATTTTACATAACTTTGTATTGGAACAAATCCACCAACGTCATCTACAAGATCAACAATTCTATTTGTTATAGCTGCTGTTGTTGCAATAAACGAATCACTATCTGACCATGTTTGTCCTGAGTTAATTGTTTCAGAACTATCTACATTAAAAAATCTATTATTAGCTGCTGAAGTTGTAAATACTGTAACATCATTAGGTGTAGATCCTGATTGTTCAGAAGCTGTAATTAAAACTGCGTCAGCTATTTTATCAGCAGTAATTGCATCATTAGCAATTTTAGCAGTTGTAACATTTGAATTTAATATTTTTGCAGTTGTAATATTGTTATCTGCTATCTTAGCAGTTGTTACATTTGCATCTGTAATCTTAGCAGTAGTAACAGCGTTAGTAGCTAACTTATCAGCAGTAACATTTGAATTAGTAATTTTTACAGTAGTAACTGCGTTGTCAGCTAATTTAGCAGTTGTAACATTAGCGTCTTTAATTTTTATAGTTGTTATAGCACTATCTAATATTTTTGTTGTTGTAACAGCGTTTGCATTTATTTTAGCTTCTGTTACAGCATTTGCATTTAATTGAGATGCTTCAACTGCATTATTTGCAATCTTATCATTATTAACTGCATCATTAGCAATCTTTGCAGTAGTAACAGATCCATCTGCAATTTGAGCAGAACCAATAACTCCTAAAGGAATAGAAGTTTTTGTTGGTGTTAAAGAACCAATATAAACTCTTATTGTTTCTGAAGAAAGTTGTCCTGAATCCCAAGTAACATTTACTGTTGTTGTTACAACTGAATCAAAAGAAGAAGAAGTAATTGTTCCAACTATATCACCAGTTGAAGTTCCTGTAGCTCTTACTCTCCTGTTGGCAGTATATTGAGATGTTGAATTTGTGCCTGTAATTTTAAATGAGGTTGCAGAAATATAAGCTACTACTGGAGTTCCTGATCCATCACCATATTCAATCCATTGTGAATCGTTAAACCAATCTCTAGTATTTTTCATTAATGCTCTAATGGCATTATTTAAATTAGATGGAAGCATACCCTCTGCAACATTTATAGTATTTAATGTTGTGTTTGATGCTTGTGTAGTTGAGTAATCTTTAATATTTGTTGTCATGTTTTATTTATGAGATGAACCAAGCAAAGGCTTTATTATTCTCTGTATTCTTTTCGTTAATTAATACGTTTACTGCTTCCTCTACTTGTCTTTGAAAAAATTCTTGTGTATCTAAACTATACCTTACGTTGTCTATATCAGTTTTATCTGTCATCTTCCACCTGCTTTTGAAGCTACGAAATTTACTCCTTGTGCATCTTTCCAAGCTGTTCCACTTGCTATTTTTACACTTGCTCTAATGTATCTTCCTGATTGTCTTACAGGTACTGTACCACTTGATACCATAGAAGAATAGCTAGAAGTTACTGGTTGATCTACTAATTTTTCTCTTGTCGTTATTGCTACTGTAGCGTTTGCATCAACGATAGGTCTTACTTCGGTAATATCACTTCTTAATCCTGGAAACAACTCTAATTCTGAAGTTTCTAAAGTTACTTCACCTGAATCACCTGAAAAAATAGCTGATTCAAAACTTGAGTTAATTGCACCTAAAGATAATTGTCCACCATCCCAAAAAGCAGTATCTAAAGAAATATTAATATTATCTAAATTACCTGATATTAAATCCATTTGTTCAACAGTATAAGCACCAAGAAATTGAGTAAAAATTGTAGAAGCAGAAGCATCAGCAATACTCCATTTTTCAGTAACATAATTATAAACAATAACTCTATCACAGACACCTGTTGTATTTGCTGTGTCTTGTGAAGATGGATATAACCAAATTGCTAATTGATTAAAAGGATCTACAGCAGCTACTATTCTATCTGAGAATGCTTTGTTTAAATCTACGTCAAAAAATCTATTTACTTTTTCTGCACCAATAGGTTTTACTGTATCTCCGCTTACTTCAAAAAATCCATCATCTGCATAAAAGAAAGCTCTCCTGTTATCTTGGCAAACTGTCTTACCATAAACAGCACCTCTATTAGGAGATATAACAGAAAATCTAAATACTGTTGCACCACCTACATAATCCATTCTAACTATTTCGTTTTGTCTAAATACATAACCATACTCACCTGAGGTAATAGCAACTATTTGTCCGCCTGAACCTGGTAAGTCTTGAAAGTCTGCTTGTTTAGTTCCTGGTGTCCAAGTTGTTATGTCGTTAATACCTGACCATTGAACTCTATTACGATTTGCATTTTGATTACCTGTAACTAAAAAATCTCTTATAACTCCTGATGTTCTAAATACTGGAGGAGTTCCATTTGTTGCAATAGAACTTAAGTCAGCAAAATTAGTAGATGTTCCCATTAAAAAAAATTGAGGAGCATCTTTACCATTACTTGCAATAATATGATCACCAAATTGTGTAAAAGTAAAAAAGTCTGTAGCAGTTCCTGTAAGACTTGACTTAACAGAAGTAAAAGATCCTTGATTTAATTTATAAATATTTGTTTGAGTTGCAGCAAAGTTAAAAGATACATTAGAAGTTGATCTAAAAGATCCAGCTCCTTTTGAAACAGCACCAATATTATTTGTTGAAAATTTTACTAAAGAGGGAAAAGGTTTATATGATCTTGCAGCATAATAAACATTATTAGCTACATTAGCACCTGGATTTAAATAAGGTGGTTGGTCAGGTAACCATTCTCCAAAAGGTACTTGCATTTATACTCCTACTTTTTTTAATGCTTTTTTATGTGCTTTAGAAAAACTAATTCCTGCTCTCATATCTTTTATCATTTTATTCATATGTTTTTCTGAATGATGAGAGGAATGTTTTTTTAATGTTTGTTTTTGTTTTTTAGTTATCATTAATTATCCGTTATTATTACTTACTGGAATATAATTTTCAGAAAAGGCAGCTTCTACTGTTACATCTCCTCTTATTTGTAATGGAGATCCACTAAATTGATCTTCTCTGTCATTTCTTTCTAATCTTTCTAAAGCAGTAGTATATAACTGTTGCCATTGTTGTACTCTCTGAGGATCTATTCCTCCTAAGAAATTAGAAGCATGGTATAAAGAACCATACAAATAAATAGATGGATGATTAGTTAAAATATAATTAGTTGTGTTAGAAGCTGATAAAGCAGTAAATTGTTGATAATAATTAAGTACAGCAGAGTAATTAGAATCAGGAATGGGAGAAAATCTAAATGTTTCTCCAAGTATAGTATAAACTCTTGGCATACCACTTGTGTTAGTTCCTCTTATTTGATCCATTTGTGGTGGAGTCATATAAGTCATGGCATGTTTTTGAGTACCTGAAAGAATATAAAAATCTCTAACTTGTAAAAAATCAGATGGTATAGTAACTGTTTCTGAACCTGCTGTAAGAGTTAAAGTAGATTGTGCTATTTGTTTTCTAATTCTTAATTTAGAATTAAAATCTTTTTCAGCAAGAACTATAAAATCATTAGCAATCTCAGTTGTTAAATCTGATCTATTTAACCAGTTAGCTAAAGATGCTTGTAATTCTGAATAATTTGCTAAAGCCATTAAATTTTACCTTGTGATGTTCTAAAATATTTAAACTCACTACTGTTTAATTTAAGTTTAAGTATTTTACTTTGTATTTCTTTTGGAAGTTTCCACCAATTTCCTTTACTACTAGGATCATGTTCTGAAGCCCAAACTTGTAAAGCTCCTAAAGGAATTGAAGCAACTCTTTTTAGGTCTCTTGATTTAGAATATCCATCATTTAAGTTTAATAATTCTTTATTATGCTTTAAATGTGAATCAATATTTGTTTCTTCTTTAACAATTACTTTTTCTTCTTTTTCGTCTAAATTATAAGTAGTTGTTTGTAATCCGTCTTTTACAATATCTTTCATCCTTGACCTCTACTTTTTTTTCTAGCTGTTGTTCTTTTATTAAAACTTTTTGCATGACGACTTGGTCTTTTTCTTGGTTTGTTTTTAACATAAACACTTACACCATATAAACCTTTTTTTTTAGCCATTATGCACTTAGTTCAGTAACATAAAGAGTTGCACTATTTGTTGCATTTAAACCAGCAATCTTTTCACCTGGAGTAACTTTAAATATTTCAGGTTGGTCAGCAGTTATTAGAATTTTTGCTGCGGATGCAGTTGGACTTACTCCAAAATCAACAAAAAAATCTACTGCTGAAACTACTCTTACATATTCTGTTTGAGTACCAAAGGCATTAGATTGTACTGATGCAGTTGTTCCTGCTGCTGCCATAGCTACGTTATTTATTACTTTAGGTTTTAAAGCGTAATTAAAACTCATATTTTTTCTCCTATTTTTTTTAAGGGGAAATTTGTCGCTAGACTAGCTTCCCCAATTATTCTTATATACTATTATCTTCTAATAACAAAAGTACAATTTAAAGGACAAACTCCTGTTGAAGCTCCTGTTGTTGCTACTTTTATAAAGTCACCCTCTGCTACTAGGTTTACTGCTGATGGTGTTGATGTTCTTACATCTCCAACCGCATCTCCAGCTTGAGGAATAGTTATTCCTGATGATGTCATAACTGTAGCTCCACCTTGTTTAGTGAAAAAAGTTATCACAGCATTTGCACCTGATATTGCAGCTTCTTGAACAGTATGAATTTTAATAACTCTACCGCCATCAGGTATAGCAACAAATGCTACTCCACCTGTAGCTGATACGTCAGCTAATCTTACTGTTATAAAGTAATCGTTTAATGTTCTCATTTTATTTCTCCGTTTGTCGTTCCATCTATAACCTTATTAAGACTTCAACTTGATTAATATGGGGAGGTGCAATTTTTTTAAGGTTACACCCCCACACAATTATATTGCTTATGAAGTAGTTAAATCTGTAACCATTCCACTTGCAGCTTCATTTCTTGATTCTAGTGTATATTCTGCCACCATGAATCTTTGATCTGCATCTGCTGTTTGAGCAGGATTCTGTAGAGAAAAATCTCTTAAGAAAGCTACTGCGAACATATCCATCTCTAATACTAGAGCATCTTGTCCTCTTTTTGCAGCAGTTGCATTAGCTTGTCTAATGAATCTGTTTGGAGCTACTTGCATAGTTCCGAAATCTGATTCGTAAACATCAATAGAAGTTATTAATCTTCTATCTTCAGCAGCATCAAATCTAGTAGATCCACCAGTAAAGCTAGATAGTCTTTGCTTATTAAAAGCATTAACCATTATCATGTTTGGATTTCCACCCTCATTGAAACAATCAACTAGAACATCTTTTAAAAGACCCTCTGTGAAAGCTCTTTGAGTACCATCAGTTCTGATAGCACCGCCACCAGCACCTGATCCACCTGCACCAGCAGATACATTAGTTTTAATCCATGTTTGGACTCCACCTAATTTTCTTGTTGG